ACGGATTCGAAATCCGTTGTACCTTCACCGGTACCTAGGGTTCGAATCCCTATCTCTCCGCCATATTTAAAGGCCCCGAGCGCTTAACAGCCTCGGGGCTTTTTTGTATTTGGGGCAAAAATGGGGGAATTGCTGCCAGTGCCATTCCCCCAAGCACCAGTTATGATCCGTAAATGGCCTCTTACGAAAAACGCGGCGACGCATGGCGGGCTCAAATCCGCCGAAAGGGTTACCCCCAACTTTCAGCCACCTTTGATACCAAGGCAGAAGCCCAGCGATGGGCCGCCGAGATCGAGGGGGATATGTCGCGCTCGCGATTTGTTGACACCCGCGAGGCGGAGAGCACAACGCTCGAAGAAGCGCTGGAACGCTACGTCAATGAGGTGAGCGAATCCAAGAAAGGGTCTGCGCAGGAGAAGGTCAGGGCCAAGAAGTGGCAAAAGTCGGAGTGGGGCGGCAAGTCGCTGGCCGCGATCCGATCCAGCGACATGGCGGCTTACCGCGATGCTGAACTCAAGGCCGGGAAGTCCACGGCAACGGTGCGGCTCAATCTGGCGCTGATCAGCCACTTATATACGGTGGCCTCGAAAGACTGGGGCATCCAAGGGCTTAAGAACCCGTGCACTGCTATACGAATGCCGAAGGGCAGCAAGCAGCGTGAACGCCGGCCAACTTCCGCCGAGCTGAAAGCTCTCTACAAACACGCGGGTGATATCAATGCCGAGCTGCCAGTGATCATCGAACTGGCCGTGGAGACGGCAATGCGCCGGTCTGAGCTGGTCATGCTGCGCAAGGATCAAATCCGAGGGAAGGTTGCTTTCCTCGAAGATACGAAGAACGGCGAGCGCCGGTCCGTTCCGCTATCAAAACGGGCGGTGGAGCTCTTGGAGGGATTGCCGACGCCGATCGACGGCGGCAGGTTCTTTCACTTGAAGCTGGACAGCGTGAGCAACTATTTTGCGTTGGCGTGTGAGGCGGCGAAGATCAAAGACCTCCGCCTTCACGATATGCGCCATGAAGCGACGAGTCGCCTGTTTGAGCGCGGACTCGCACTTATGGAGGTGGCAAGTGTGACTGGCCACAAAACTCTGTCTCAGTTGAAGCGGTACACGCATTTGTGCCCGAACGACTTGGCCGAGAAGCTGGGGTAGCATCACGCCACCCCGCGCAGTGTCGGTGGCGCCTGTCGCTTCCTGCCGACCTTTGGCGCCTTGTTCTCCCCATCCCGGCAGGCCACCAGAAAGGCCAGCACGTCCCGTCTCATCCAGCAATGTCTGGTTCCCATCTTGAAGCCCTTCGGCAGCCAGTCGACCCCGCGACTCAGGCCCTGGCGCACCGCCGCCTCCGTGCGACCGAGCATCCGCCCCAATCCCTCGATGTAGATAATTTCTGATTCGTCTCCCATCTCAACCCTCCTTGCTCATATCGACGAGCGCATCTGCTGCTTTTTCGCAAGCACGCCAGTCGTCTGATGTATCGCGGATGGAGATCAGCACTTTGCACAGAGACTCGCTCTCGGCCCCAAGTCTCCCGAGCATCCTGTAGCACTCAGCCAGCAGGTTGTTGGCCTCGTTGAGGTTCATGGCGCCGCGCTGGCAGCGTTTCTGCAGGTCTTCGTAGTCGGTCATTCTTCACCAGCCAGACGATCAATCGTCGCGATTTCAGTGTGTGCCGCGTAGGCATCATCGGCATTCTGGAATTTCATGTTGATGCTGTACTGTCCGCCAATACAGTGGAGCGTGACGAAAGCTTTACTGGTCAGCAGGCCAACCGACTTGCGGCCATTCTTGAAGCCGCTGGCGTCAGCATTGGCGACATCGTTGATCGTGTAGAGCGGAGTAGGCCCGCCGCGCAGGTGCTCGATCATCTTGGCTTGTTCCGCGATGGTGGCATTCGCTTTTTCAAGCTCAGTCGCGGGGTTCATGTGGCACTGGATGCAATGCATCCGGCCGTGTTTGCATTGGTCGCTCATGCTTTTCTCCTCGCTTCACGCTGCGCACTGTTCCAGCCTTGGGCCCAGCGCGTCTTTGAATATGGGGTAGGGTCGTTCTCGGCGTCGAACGGGTTCTGCTTCAGATCTACGCCGCGCAGGAACGCCGCGTAACCCTGCTCGAACGGGTTGATCTTCTGGCCGTGCAGCTCAGCAGTTGCCATGGCGCACCACCTCCAAAACCTGCTTGATCCCCTTGGCGTAGTCCGCCGGCCTGACCTGAGCCGTCAGCTCCAGATTGCAGGCCATCGTTTCCACCGGCCCGCGCTCGTCGAACATGCAGCGCGGCATATAGACGGCAGACGCAAGCATTTCAGCCGCGTACAGCCGGCCCTCTCTTTCTTCGATATGAGACATGGCGATGCTCCGGCCGCTGGGCGGCAAGCAGATTTGACTAGATGCTGGACTTGAAGCTGATTCCGCCCAAGCGAATGCGCCCCGGCTCTTCGCCGATAACTTCCTTCATCAGCGCGTATGTCTTTGAGGCGCTACGCGCCTTACACCAATCAAGGCCGCATTCATCAAGGAAGCTGGACTCGATCTCGTCCCATCGGGAGATGATGCGACCCCAAACAACACCAAGAGCCGCAATCTTGTCGAAGTGTTCGCGAACTTCCGGCACGGCGATCAGCATTTTTAAGCACCGGTTCAGGTCATCAGGGTCGAGCGGATAATCACCCTCGCTTGGCAGGCCACAAGCTGTCATTGCCATCGCCTTGGAGCTTTGGCCGACTCGGCCGGTAGCGACCCAGTTAAGAACCTTGGATTGAATTTCAGACATGCAGAATTCCTCGCCCGCGCTAAATCGCAAGCAGTGAGTAGTCAACTAGGGGTTTACAACTGAGGCTGTGCGCGGCGCTGGAAGTCAGTGCAGCGGACTATTACGGTCTGGTTGTCGCGGGATAGTGGCGGCATGGTGCTGAAAAGTAGATGGCTGCAATCGCGGTAGGCGTGAACGCATGTCGCGCACATTCCTCCCTTGGGCTGATAATTCATTGGAACCTCAGCGGACGTAGACGAAGTAGAACCAGGTGAGGGCGATCATTTGCGCTCACCATTCAGCGCAGCGGTGGCGTCGAGGCAGGCTCGGATTCGATTCAGAAGGTCGGCACCAAATCCAAGCGGCAGATCTGATGGAGTTTCAGCCAGCCTCAGGAAGTCTTTAGCAATCCTTTCCAGCTCAGCGATGTGCGCCTGTAGCTGGGCGATGGTGGATTGCAGGCTGTCGATTTGAGCGCGCTGGTCACAAACAACCTTCCAGTGCTTGCTGAGGCCGCTTTGCAGGTGGCGAATGTGGCATAGCGCTCGGTTTGCAAGCTTCCCACCATCGCTTAGCTCGCCGTAAAATTCGTTTAGTTCCGGTGTCCATGAGAACTCTTCGATGGTCTCCGGCTGGCGCTCGACGGCAGGGGCATCTTTCGCAGCATTGATCAGCTCAAGTAGGCCGTAAGCCTGCTCAGCCTCTATCACGCTGCATTTGTTGTGAACAAGAACAGGGCGACCTGCTGAGTGGTCAATTCCCCATCCATCAAGGTTGAACGGTTCGACAGGTGCATCCAGCAGGGCGCGAAGTTCACGACACCAGATATTCACCTGCGCACTTGCCGAGCCTTCCATGTAGTTCGCAGCGTTCGCAAGCAGCCCCCGCGACACGCCGTCAATCGTTGGGTTATTGGTCATTTGCGTGAAACTCCTTCATCTAGTCGCAGTTCGCTACCGACGCGCTCCGAGACCTCGTTGAACTTCATCGCCACGGCGTGTCCGAGGTCGATACTGAAGCGAGCGGCCAGCAGGTCGGCGTACGTCACAACGTCTGCCAGTTCTTTGGCTAGCTTCAGTTGCAGCTCTTCTGACCAGCCGTCGCGATCAATCTTCTTGACCACGTTGCAGGCTTCACCACATTCGCCTGCCATGGCATTACCCCACCACGGGCCGTCCTTCGATTCCAGCGGGAAGAAAGATTCGTTGCAGCGCTGCTCGCTGATCTTGCGAAGATCCTTGAAACTCAGTTGCGAGCGTTTCGGGCCATAGCGCAAATCCTGCTTTCTCTGCTGATCCTGCCATGTCGCGAGGTCTTCCGAATCTGGTTCATACAGCGTTCCGCTGATAAACGTACTGCCGCCCATACACTGAATGCCATGCCATCCACCTGCGTGAGAACCGATGATCTGTGCCAAGGCAGTTGAGCCACTGCCATAACGGACGATGTCGCCGACCTGCGGGTTGTGATTAATTGCTCTCATGACTTCCTGCCTCTGGATTGGGGTTGAGGGCGGCGCGCATTTCTTTTTGTTCGGCCAGGATTAACTGGACAGCATCATGCCAATCCGGTGTAAGGCCGCCGTAGTTCGATGCGCGGCGAAGAAGAATTTCAAGGCGCCTATTCCGAGAATCGAGATCTGCAATGCGCTGCTCGGCGGCGGTGAGTTTTGCCGCCTGCGCCTTGGCATGATTGAACAAGACGTCGCTCGGCTGACCTTCTGCATGTTTGGCGTCTTCAAGATCGATTCCGAGCAGGTCACACACCTTGGCAACCGTCTCAAGGAATGACGCGTTGCTGTGGCGCAGAATACGGTTCTCAGCCTCAGCCGCATCGGCGCGCAGGCGTTGGGCGTCGAAGTCAGCAAACTTTACGACCTTATCATTGCAGCCATGCATCTGAGCGGGGTAAGTTCCTTCGTCCAAATCTACCCAGTACCGTTTCACTTCACTCATGACATGCACCCTTGAATAAGTTGCGGCCAGCCGGTCATGGCTAGGCCGAGGATTGCGAAGAGGGTTTGGGGGATCATCCAAGCCACCAATAACCCAGCGGCAGCCAGAAGGTGACGATGCAGATCATTCCGTATTTGATGATCATGCCGAAGCCCTCGATGCCCGAATCCATGTCTGGAACGTCTGCCGGCAGAAGCCGATGTGCGCTTCGATGTCGTCCCACTTCTTACCCTGGGCGCGCATGTCCAGCGCCATATTCAGGTAGTCGTCGGTTAGCTCGCGCTTGCGGCCCTTGTTGCCGAGTACGATCCCGGCGTTGTTCAGATAGCGCACCACGGTTGGGTAGGAGCATCCCGCCGCATCTGCGATTGCATCGACCTCATGCCCAGCGGCATGCATCGTGAAAATCAGCCCGATCGAGTCAGGCGACAGTTTCGCTGTCATGGCTATTCCTCCGAGCGTATTCCTGCTGCCGGGCTTTCGAGCAGCGTTGGTGGTTGCCCTTCGTTCTCGGGCGCTGGCACTGATCGCACAGAAATCCCAATTCCAAATACCCAGCCTTGAGCTTTCCTTTGGATGACATGAGGCCTCCCGGGAGGGTGAGGTTTTGAAAGGGAATGGGTTTAGGCGGCGGGTAGCGAGTCGTGGAACACATCCATCTGAGCGGCGCCGTCGAGCCATGCCGCCGCGACTCGGCGTTCAGCCATGGCGGCATACTCCGGGTTGAGCTCGCACAGGATCGACTTGCGCCCTTCCTGCATCGCGACAACTGCTGTGGTACCGGCACCGCCGAATGGGTCCAAGACCACACCGCCACGCGGCGCCCCCGCCAGAACGCATGGGCGGATAAGATCCGGCGGGAAAGTTGCAAAGTGGGCACCCTTGAAGCTGTGGGTTGCAACGGTCCAGACGCTGCGCTTGTTCCGCGTAGCGGTATCCCATGTGCTTTCCTTCCGGTCTGGCCGATGCGTTCCTTTGTTCTGGCCGGGGATCGTCTGCTCCCGCTTCGAATCTTCTCGCTTGAAACTGTCACGCCGGGCCCGCTCCGCGCCTTCTTTGTGGAATGTGCCGTGACCACCTTCACCGGTTGAGGTATCCCATCCGGCCGGTACCGTTGCGCGCGGCTTCGTCACTGCGTCGAACCCGTGGCCGAAACCGACGCCGGTTGGCGTGGCGCCATAAATCGCCGGCTCGCGTATCGCCTCCATGTCGCAATGGTACCGACGCGACTTGCTGAGCAAGAAGATGTACTCATGGGCCTTTGTGCACCGGTCCCTCGTCGACTCTGGCATTGGGTTCGGCTTGTGCCAGATGATGTCCTGACGCAGATACCAGCCGTCATCCTGCAGGGCGAAGGCAAGGCGCCAAGGCATCCCCATCAGATCCTTCGGCTTATACTCGGTGTGAGTTGTAGCTTTCGCCTTGCGCTGCGAGGCCATCACCTGACGCTGGCTAATCGTTGACACGCCAACGCCCATATCGTCACGGCCATGCGCGCCCCAGCTACCAGCGTAACTGTCGCCCATGTTCACCCAAGCGGTACCGTCGTCGCGGAGTACTCGACGAACTTCGCGGAACACGTCGACCAAGCGGGCTATGAACTCGGCCGGCGTTTGCTCTAGGCCAATCTGCCCATCGACGCCGTAATCCCGCAGCCCGAAGTAGGGCGGGCTGGTCACGCAGCACTGCACTGACTGATCAGGCAAGGTCCGCATCATGTCGATGCAGTCGCCGACCAGAATCTGGTGGGAAGGGTTCATGTGCAATTCCAGTCAGGCGCCGCCCTCCGGGTACCGGATGCAGCAGGTGAGGGGGGTTACTGCTTAGGCTTTTTCGGAAAGAAGGCCGGTTGAGGACCTCTGGTAGATTTCGGATAGTCGATGCCGAACCGATCCAGAAGGGAGTTGAAGGTTTTGAAGGTGACGCCGAGCTGATTCATGGCTTGGCTGCGGGTAAGGCCAACTTCCTTGAACGACTTGAGTCTTTCGGCATATTTCGCCGCCTGCTCATCGGTAAGGCGTGCCTTTCTTGGGTTTTTTCCGTTCTCTGCTCCTCGAAAATAGAACCCGTTTTCTATTGCCAGTCTTTGAAGTTGCCGTTTGGTAAGGCCAGTCTGCTCAACTGCCTGTGCGTAGGTCATTGTCTCGGACAGCTTGCGGATGCGCTCGATATGCTCAGCTTTATTCTTGGCTCGCTGTGCTATCCGCTCCTCTCGCTCAATATCACGCCGAGTGATCTTGTCCATGTAAGGCGTGTCGGTTGCTGCTGGCCTTTGTGCAGGCTTGACCACTTTAGCTGACGGAGGCGGCTCATATCGTTCAGGAGGCGGCTTGAAGCTTGGCCCGGCCAGCACCTCAATAGTCCCTCCTTTCCCGATCCACTCCGCTTGCAGCAGGGCCAGCTCATGACGCATTGGGTCTAGCTCCTTGACCATGTTCAGATCGTTGCTGATGTAGGCGTTCATGCTGCTTTGCTCCGCAGTTTGGCCTCGTACTCATCAACCAGCAGCTTGAATTGCCACAGGTCTTCCTCGAGCTTTTCGATGTAGTCGTCATCGCGCTTGAACTCCTGTAGCCAGAGCTGGCGACCGACTGGTTTCAGAAGAGGGCAGTACATCCCGATGTGCCACCACTTGCGTCCGGTGATCCACATGCAGCCTTGCACCTGGTCGATGATCCCGCTGGCATCGTTGTCGATATGGAAGGAACGAAGCTTTTCCGGGGCAAGGAAACATTTGTACTCCGACCCACCATCCTCACCAATAAACCCGTCAGCGCTGGCCCCGAAGACACCGTCATCGGTCTTGACCAGGCCGACCTGCGTAACGATCAGTCCTGTCTGGATTTCGTGCTCCATGCGAGCCTCAGGCTCCAGTTCGTGGCCTCGTCGCATTTGCCAGGTCTCGAAACCGTTGTCGAGAGGCTTTCCGCCGATGCGCTCAACCGCCAGTTGGAAGGCATAGTCGAGGGCGGCCGAGGATGGCTCGCCGACTGTTTCGCCATCCAGCGCGCGCTGCACCACTTCGGCCTTTGGCCCGGCCTTGTAACCAGCCAGATCGCGGGCTTTCGCTTCGCCATGGCCGGCCAGCATCGCGTCGACATAGGTTCGCTGTTGCGCGGTCAGCCCGTTCACCTTTGACCGGGCCGTAGTGAACATGCTGGCTGTGATGCAACCGGCGCGCTCTTGGAGCCAGATTTCTTCACCTTGCTTGCAGTTGATGATGATCATGCTGCTTCTCCTGCGCTTGGTTCTGGAGCTTCCAGCACAGCCTTTCTGGCGCTGACCGCAGCCTTGAACCGTTCGTAGCCGGCGATGTCATTGGCCTCCTTGAAAGAGGTGACGCCTTCGGTCCATGTGGACTGGAGGGATGCCACGTCATTGCAGGACGCGGCCCTTTCAATCCAACGAAGGGTCACCTCTTCATCGCCATTCGTTGCTTGCTTGGTCTGGTTGAGACCTTCGTCGGTCTCCGTATTGAGGTAGTGAATGGCTTTTTCGAGGCGCTCCGTCTTGGGCCAGTACTTGTAAGCCTGCTTCACGCAGGTCTTCTTGGTCATTTCACCAGGGTCGGTTACCCACGGGCAGACCTTTGAGTTGTCCTTGACGTAGGCCTTCCATGCCTCGGAGCGGTCACGAATAGCAATGACCTCATTCATGCTCATCGGGTGTGTCAGGTAATCGCCATCGGCTGTCTTGACGACGACATAGACGCCAATCACTGGCCCTCTATCCGTCGAAAAGGGCTTGGTCTTATGCGTTGGCGCTTGGTCAACCCCGTTCAGCTCGAATACATCGTTCTCATAAACCAGCTTGGCCTGTCCCCAGCGCACGGAACCGGTGGCCATCGCCAGATCCATCAGCCCCATGTAGGAAATGTCGAGGCAGATCTTGCCTTTACGAGGAACGAAGTAAGCTTGCTTTTTGGCTGGGTTCAGACTGAGCCCGATCGAAGCGATGTTGGTCACCGCGTCTATGACAGCCTGCCGGTTCTGCAGCGCTACTTTCAGCGAATAGTTGTTGCCCTCCAGTATCTGGATGGCGAAGTTCGCTTCACGATCAAAGTTCAGCGACGGCTCAGCCTGCACAGCCAGGAACGCATCGCGGCACGAGTAGATATCGCTCGTGACGAGCGCAAGATCATTGCTCATGGTGACCTCAATACTGAATTGAAATTGCGGGAATCTTGCGCTGGGCGATGAGGGTTACGGCCTGCTTGGCACATTCCTCGGTCATACCGCCGGCAACGAAGGCTTCCAGAGCGGCGCGGTTGATCGCCTTCCGATGCTCAAGGTCAGCTTCGCGGGCCTGAGCTTGTTCCAGTTCGTAGGCAGCGGCTGCGGCCTGACGATCCAGTTCCTTCTGGCGAGCCTGCTCGACGGCCTGCGCTTGGCGCTGCTCAGCGGCAATACGCTCTTGCTCGGCGCGCTGCTCAGCGGCCAGTTGGTCAGCCTTGGCTTGTGCCGCTTGGCGCTCGGCTTGCTCAGCCTGGAGCTGAAGTTGCAGGCGCTGGCGCTCTGCTGCTGCCTCGGCGTCCCGCGCTGCCTGTTCAGTCGCGCGCTGTGCTGCGGCTGCCTGATCCAACAGCTCTTGCTCGCGGCGTGCGGCGGCATCACGTTCGGCCTGGGCACGCTGCTCGGCTTCGATGCGGGCCCGCTCGGCGGCTGCGCGGGCAATCTCGGCGTCACGATCGCGCTGGGCCTGAGCTTCAGCTTCGGCACGCAAGCGCATCAGCTCGGCCTGTTCAGCTTCGTACTGTTGGCGAGTGATGAGGAGTGCTCGCAGAGTTGCCAGCGACTTGTCTTTGGCCTGCGCAGCTTCCGGCAGAAACTCCTCCCAGCTATCGTCAAGAGCAACAAGCTCTAGGCCTTCGATTACCTGGGTAACGAATGCTGCCGTTGGCGTCTCGGCGAACATCGCCAGATCCTTGATTCGCTGGATACCGTCGTTATGTCCATCGATGCGCTTGTCCTCAGCGGCCTGCCAGTCATCCAGCGGCTTGCGCACCTCCTTTTGCCATGACTCCAGAATGTCCCAGACGCGTTTTCGCTCGGCGTCGATCTTCTTCGGGATCTCCTTCTGCTGGGCTGAAATCTCTTTGCCTACAGCTTCCAGGGCGTTTTTCGACTTGGCGATCTGGTGCGCCATGGAGGCGTAAGCATCACGACCTTTCTTCGTCTTGAGGTCAGGTAGGATCTTCTGGAACTCGTCGACCTTCACGCGAACCTGTTGCAGCCAAGGCTCAAGGCCGTTGGCGGTACTGAAGACGGCCAGCGCTGTTTCCTTTGGCGGCACGACGGCAAGTTGAGTTTCTTCAGACATGGGGAGATCCTTCCGCCATGCAGGCGGCGTGTGAGTTCGGGTTATTGAGTAAAGAGGGGATATCAGGTCACACCCGGTATGGGTTGGCCCGCGCAGCTCGGTCTGGACGACAAGCCTTGCAGGTGAAGGACCATCTCCTAGATGCCCTGATTGGCGGTGATGATCATCGCGCTCTTGCCGCCTTGCGCGTCCGGGCTATCCGGTGAGGGCCCTCCCGGCGAGGGGATGAATCAGAGCTGGCTGACGTAGGCGCTGGCCAGCATGACGAAGGTGGTGCCGAGGAGGACGATGGCTGAGCCGCGCCACACATACAGTCGGCGAGCACGCTGATAGCTGCTCATTTCACCACCGCCACAGCAGGAAGGCTGCGAGGCTCGCCGTTCTCCTTGAACAGTCCGTACTGAAGCATCAGGACGCAAAGTCCGAAGGCGATAATCCAGAAGAGTGGTTTCATCTCATTTCCCCTTGTACTGGATCGGCACGAAGATGTACTGCTCCTGTCCGTGGTGATGGACAAGCCAGTATTCCATGTCGATGCGGTTCATCAGTTCTTGGAAGGTGTAGACGCGGGTGGCTAGGCGTTTCATGGCGATACCTTGCGGTAGCCAGCGTCGTAGAGAACGCCGCACAGGTCTTGAACGGTAACCCAGCGCTTCAAGTGGTCGACCATTTCGTGGATAGCGCCTTCTCGCTCTTCCGCCGCGATCTGCTCGGGCGTACGGATGGGGCGAATGTCCTGAAGAGTCACAAAAGCTGTTTCGCACTCATCATCGAGAACAACCCATCCTCCCTTTCTGCGCGCAACAACTTCGCATTCCCGCCATATCTCTGTTTCAAAAACTTGGTATTCGCAGATCATTTCAACATCCGGATAACCTTCTCCATCCCATGTCTTTGATTCTGGCTTCCGATGGATGATGAAAAACTGACCCTCTCGGACGGCGCGCCACTGACCTCCATGAGCGCCCTCGAAAACCTGGCCGGCGTCTCGATACCATCCGCTGTGCTTTTTATGCTCCTCGTTCGTTCCTTCCAGCCAAAGCGGGAACCCTCCCGGCGCCTTACTCCAATCGATGTTCATGCTTTCACCTCGTACGCCACAGTCCACTCACCGCACAGGCAAGCCCGGCGCGACCATGCGTGAACGTTTTCAATGCCGGCGTCGTAGGCCAATGAGAGGGCGCCAAGCCACGACTTGTGCGTGAAGGCGAGAGTCATGCTTTTCATGCCGCACTCCTTGGCCGGTTCGCCGTGGCGACATTCAGCCGTTTGCAGTAATGGTGGAATTCTTCTTCGGTGATGGCCTTGCTGGTGTAGAAGGCCGTGATGTTGCGCAGTACCAGGATCTCGTACTTGTCCGGGCAGCCGGCGTGGTTGAGTTCGTCGAGGTCTTCGTCGATCAGAATGTGAACGCTCATAATTCCAGATCCTCTGCCTGAGCAATCAGCGCATCGTCTACGAGCGGCTGTAGCAGCTTCTCAGCGATTTCGCCGAGCATGCCAAGTGGATGGTCGCTGTTGCCCAGCAACTCGTCAGCAGACACTTTGTCGGCGATCCCGCGCTTGTTCTCGATCAGCATGTAGCCGAGCGATGGGGTAGGGACTTGCAAGTCGGCAAGCCGGTTATTTACATGCTCATCAACCGCCAGTGCGAAGTCGCGGAACCGAACGCCCTGTTGCTGGTTCATACGGCGCTGGAAAGTGACGTCACAGCCGCGAATCAGCCGCTCAGCTGCGTCATACAGCCACTCAGCCCGCGCCAACTCTTCCGGCGTCTCACTGACTTGTGGAGGCAGCTTCGCGTCGTGCGCGGCCTGACAGATATCAAATCGTGCGTTCATGATTTCCTCCAGTAGTGGCGGTGGTTATGCGGTAGCGGAGGTGGTGAATTCGGTGCCGCATGAGTTGCACTTGTACCGGGATAACTCTTGGTCATCCGGTATGTGGAAGACATTGCAGCCGCACTCGCATCGGTAGCGCCTATTGGAAATGCTCAGGAAAAAGTTGTGCAGCTTCCCGTCTGGCTTTAGTAGCGGCTTGCGGTCACTCATCTCAATCTCCTAGGCGATATACCCGCCCGGCATAGTGGGTTACTGGGCGACGATGGATGCCAAATAGGCGCGAGAGGACTTCACTCGATCTGCGGCTGTTTGGAGTTCGGCGCCGAGCGCCTTGAGCGCGCCAAGGTGAATCATTTCCCGTCCCCGAATCAGCGTCCCTTGGTAGGTACGGCTGTCACATACAGAAACAGCCACGCTCACACCGTTGACGGTTACTGAGTAGCCGCCTTGGCCGTTATGGCCCCGCACGGCTGCTAGGCGATCGGTCGCTACCTGATAGGACTTCTCGGCCAGCTCAAGAGCCTTTACGGCCTCAGTGACGGCCTCGGTGAACTTGCTCATGCGATGTAACCTCCTGGCATCGTCGTTACGACCTTCCTCGGTGCGTCATGCATCCGACCTTTGGCGCAGTCGTGGACGTCGGGGCGGGGCTTGCGGGGGAGGGGTGGGGTTGTGCGTTTCATGGCTGCACCTGCTTGCTCATCGCGTCATCAATGTATTCATCAAGCTGGTTCTGGGTGCCAATTGCGTGCATTTCCATCGACACTTCCGAACTGGCACCGCGTACA